GGATGGGAGCGGTTCCCGCAACCTCGGATGTGACGCTCGCGGAACTCGGCTACACGGCGGTGCAACGTGCCCGCCTCGCGGCCGACCGGGCGAAGGACGCCGCCGCGTCTGAGCTCGCCGAGCTCGCATCGTCGCTCGAGGCGAAGCAGGCCCGCACTGACAAGTCGGTGATCGCCGACATCGCCGAGACGGAAAACCCACCGCCCGCCCCGTAACACCCGTCAGGAACGGACCGTCCCAGGAGGACACATGACCGAGCAAGCCCCCGAGCAGCCGCAGACGGAACCGGAGCCGGTCGAAGGTTCAGATGCGCCGTGGGGTGACAACTTCGACGCGGAAAAGGCGTGGAAGCGGATCACGAAGCAGTCCCGCGACATCGACACGCTGCGGCAACAGTTGAAGGACGCCGCGCCGAAGCTCGCCGAGTACGAGAAGCTCGCCGATGCGCAGAAGACAGAGGCGCAGCGGGCACAGGAGGAACTCGGCCGCTGGCAGGCAGACGCGGAGAAGTGGCGCGCCACTGCGGTCGCTTCAACTGTGCGCGCGCACGCTGCTGCGGAGTTCGCTGACCCTGACGACGCTGTCCGCAACGTTGACCCGGCGAAGTATCTGGACGCGAGCGGCGTAATCGACGAGAAAGCGATCGAAGCCGACCTCGCGAAACTCCTCGAAAAGAAGCCGCACTACCGCCGTCAGACCGAAGCGCAGGGGCCGCGGCTGCCGAAGCCCAACCCGCATCAGGGATCCGGGCAGGGTGGCCGCCCAGCGGGTGACCCGGCGCAGGAGTTCGCCTCGATTCTCCAAAACTCTCTCGCCCGCTAAGCACTTCCCCTCGTCAGGAACGAGGGCCTTTCACGGCGTGACCGGCTGGACCGCGACGCCACGCGAACCCATCCGACCCGTCTCGAAAGGCCTGTCATGGCTGTCCAGCTCTCCCAGGTAGCACCTACCCTGCTGCCCCCGACGATCACTGGCCCGATCTTCACGAAGGCCACCGAAACCTCCGCGGTCATGCAACTCGCCCGCAGGGTTCCGCTCGCGGTGAACGCGCAGACCGCGATCCCTGTCCCGATGGACGTCCCCACCGCCGGGTGGGTGTCTGAAGGTGCGGCGAAACCCGCCGCATCGTCCGGTGTCGGTGTCAAGCTGATGACCGGTAAGAAGGTCGCGCTCCTCGTCCCCGTGTCGCAGGAGCTCGTCCGCACGAACGCGGCCGGCCTGTACGACCAGCTGTCGAACGACCTGCCGACCGCTATCAGCCGCGCGTTCGACACTGCGGCGATCCACGGTGTTGACCTCGCGTCCGGTGGTGCGGGTCCGTTCAGCGACTACCTGAAGAAGACGTCGAACGCGCAGGTCATCGGTGCGACCACCGCCGCGAACGGCGGGGTGTACGCGGACCTGTGGAAGGGTGTCCAGACGGTCCTGAACGGGAACGTCGCTTACGACTTCAACGGGTTCGCCGCCGACCCGCGGCTCCGCCCAGAAGCCGCGCTGTCCGTGGACACGCAGGGCCGGCCGATCTTCGTCGACAACGCGCTCAACGCCAACAGCGGGTTGAACACGGCGTCGCTGATCGGCTACCCGACGTACTTCAACACGGGCGTGTCCGGGAAGTTCTACCGGCAGTCCGACACGGTGTGGACGGTCACCGTGAACGGCACCCCGACTGGTGGCACGTTCACTCTCACCATCGGCGGCTACACCACATCGGCGATCGCGTACAACGCGGCAGCTGCGACGGTGCAGACCGCGATCCGGGCGCTCGGCACCGGCACCGGTAACCCGTTCGGTGGGGACGCTGCCGCAGTCACCGCGACTGTCAGCGGCTCCGCTGGTGGCCCGTACACGGTCACCCTTCCTGTGGGTGCTCCGGTCTACGGCGATGGTTCCGCGCTCACCGGCGGTTCCGGAATGAGCGTCACCGCCGCGCAGTCCACCAACCCGGACACCGGCCTCCGTGCCATCGGCGGTGACTGGTCACAGTGCGCTTACGGCGTCGGCATGGACATCAGCATCTCGACGTCCAGCGAAGCCTCGTACACCCCGGACGGTGGTACCACCTGGATCAGCGCATTCCAGAACAACCTCGTGCTGCTCCTCGTCGAGGCGTACTTCGGGTTCGTCGTGAACGACGTGAACGCGTTCGTCAAGTACACCCACGCCGCAGGTTCCTGATGGCTGAGCTCGTCACTCTCGAAGAGGACGGGCCGCTCGGCAAGGCCGGCGAGCAGGTGTGGGTCGACGACCCGGCTGACGTCAAGCCCGTCAAGAAGGCGGCGGCGAAGAAGACCGCTGCGAAGCCCAAGAAGTAGCCCGG